TCAACAGTCAGCATTTCCGATATATTTGAAAGCCTGCACCGCACGAAAGTGACCGCCGTAGCCAGTTACGCATTTTCCTCCACCGGGCGACTTTAGCGCCGAGCGCCTCATTGCTGCAGCGCTTCTTGTCTTGTTATCACCATAGAGGCGTGCCCCGGTTTGGATCCATCGACTTGAATGACGAAGGGCGCCGCAAAGTTGCGGGTGCGACGTGTGGAAGAACACCGGGAGCTTGAAGCCTCGTCTGCCGTAGCCGTCAAGGTGATACTGACACACGGCGTTGAGGAATTTGGTTCCGACGCCAATTCCCTGCCACTCGGGCATTACAACAAGCCGCGTCGCCCTGTAAGCCTTGGCCGTGAAAAGAGGCGCGACCGCGAGATGGCACACGGGCTCTCCGTTGATAACGCCGACAAAGTATTCTGCGGCCACCGGGAGCGGGAGGTCTAAATAGTAATGCTTTTTAAAAAGTCTTGGGAATACAGTTCCGTGGACTTTATAAATTTCAAGGGTGAGCTGCGGACGTTGCCGAAGGCAGTCACGCTCGTAAAAGCGTGCCTCCGCAGTATCATAGACCCAATCGGGTTGCAGCCATTCAATCACGTCGTAGTGACAGGACAGGAGGACGATCTGCCCGCTTCCGCGTCGCCACGTCTTGGCGAAAGCCGCCGCCCCGACCTTGGCGATCTGACGGTCTATTACGGAAGTAAACTCATCGACAACGGCGTGCTCCGGGCGCTCACAGGCGAGGCGGGCGAGCCCAGCTCTGAACTTCTCGCCGTTGCTGAGAACGTTGAAGGGGCGCAGCCACGCCGGAACATCGCCGAGGCCGACCGCCGACAGCATAGCGGTCACGGTGTTGAAATCCCCGTCGGGCGCAATGCAGTCCACAATGGGCGCGTCATCACGCCACCCCGAATATAGGTCATAAATCGGAGCGTCCGGGAAGATCCGGCTCCCGATGCTTGTCTTGCCGCTGCCCGAAGGCCCGACAATGAGACCTATTTGCCACGGTTTGTTCTCGATGGGCAGTTCTGCCACGGTGTGCCAGTCGCAGCCGTTCTCGGCGTTGAAAAGACTCTTTACCCGGGCTGCGCGATAGCTGTTGAAATCGCTGCAGCGGTGGTTGACTTCGATCCTCATACGCACACGACTTTGAGGGTTAAACCTTGCGCCGCGAGGCGCTCATAGACGGCCTTCTGCTCGGCCTCGTCTTTGCAGATGACGATCACGCCATATTGCTGATGGTACTTGAATTTGTTTGCCATTGACATTACTTTAGTTTTTGCGGCAAAGTTAGTGCCGGGCGCGCCGCACCATATCATTTTCTTTGTTTATTCAGCTGCGCCGTCGTTGCAGTTTGCTGTGAACCGTTTAACGACATTATAGACAGTGCGCTCCGATACGCTATATCTATTAGCCAACGTTGCCACCGCATAAGTTATCTTACTTCCACCGGCCACCATTCCAAGGTAATCCCGAAACATAGGTATATACCGTTCGTCTCCGGCCTTATATCCAAGTCCCCAAAGTGCGTTGAGCATATGGGCACTGATTTTTAATGCGTCATATAACGTCATTACATAATGATTCGTCTAATTTGTGAATAAGCAATTTTCTAATTTCGCCCCTTTTGCGTAGCTTTGCAGTGGCAACCACATACTACAAAGCGCGAACAACTGCGGTCAAAAGGCTTTACAGCCCTCGACTGCGCGGTTGTTCGCGTCTTTGTGATTGTATGTGGTTGCCGCCCTACAATCAGGTCGGGGGCTGTTTTTTGCCCCCGATAAATTTGGAGTTACGTTAGTCTATATCATTCTTATCAAGATTTTTAGGTTTATTCTTCTTCCGGGCGTGCGGTCAGGTTCTCGATGGCGCGGGCTTTGCACTGCTCGACATAGGCGAGATAGTCGGTGTAGCCGGCGGCAGCTTCTTTCTCGCGGGCAAACTGGATCTCCTGCCCGGTTGTGTAACGCTCGGCGATGAGGCGCTCGGTTTCGGCGCGATACTGCTCCCGGGTGTAGGCGGGAATGTCGTCGGCGCTGAGTTCCTCGAAACTTTCGGCGGTGTCGCCGGGGAGCGCGCCATGGAGTGTTCCGACGGCACCTGTTGAGATGCGGCGCAGCTTCTTGCCGTCGCTGCTGCTCCATATTCCGTTGACATTCTGTATCATGATTGAGAATTTAGAATTTAAAGTTTTAAATTGTCTTATGGTGTTGTGAATGATATGTTTTTTTCCGTTGCGGCGGTGAGGATCTGTTGCCACTGTGCGAGTTCCGAGGGTGTAAGCGCGGCAACAGCCGGGTTGGTGGTATCGCCTGTCAGCTTTGCGAAAGTGTCGGCATGGACTGTTACGGTGATGACGTCGGTGTGTGCTGTCGTGCGGTTCTCGACTAAGTAAGATATGCTGTCGGAAGATATAAGCGGGCTGTGGGCAAACGATATATTTCCATACAGGTTCTTTATTCTTACCGTCTCAAGCTCGAAACACCCGCTGAATGTCCCATACCAGGTATATGCGTCGGAAACGTGTGATGGTGCTTCCATAACATTAATTATCTCCCTCAGCTGATAACAACCCTCAAAAGCGCTTCGGGTGTTTGGTCGAAGCTTTACTTCAGATGAATAATATTGAGGAAGCCTTACAACTTCAAGGATTCTATTCAAACTAAACAGATTATTTATCTGAACCCAATAAGCTCCTGAGGATGGCGGCAGATTCGTTCTGAACTGCGCAAATCCATAGACAATAATCTTTTCGTCATCCAATCTAACACCATCCGATGTATATCTGTAAATATCCATCGCCTGCTGATACGTAATGTCGGTAATCCCGTTCAGCTCAAAATAGCCGGTGCTCTCGTTGTATTGCCCGACAGCTCGCTTTGTGAGAGGGTCAATACACGCATTGTTCCATAAGTCGATAAAGCTCTGTGGCGGGCGTGTCCATTCGGCATCCGCGGCCTCGATAGCTGATCTCTCCGCCGCGGTAACCTCTTTGAAATCCGCGACAGTCTCATCTTCCAGCAAAATCTTCTGTGTCCAGAACTGATGGAAATTCGTCGGCTTCGCCTGAGTAATGAAATTACCCCCCCCCACATAAATTACTGAACTATAGCGATTTATCCGCTTCTTTTCTATTGCCATAATTAAATCGTCGTTTTAATCTGTTGCGAATGAGATATTTTTTGCGTAGGCCGCATTAAGCACTGCCGCCCACTGGGCCGGTTCAGAGTCAGCGAGCATAATATTACAGCCTGAAAGTCCGCCCAACGCACCTGCGTTAATAGGTGCTACAGACGGCTGCCCCTCGGCGTCGACAGCCGTAACGGTCAGACGCAGCGGCAATCCGTCATCGCCCGTAATGACTGGTGCCGTGAGTATATCAGACACCGCGAACATTCCCGGATTGGCTATTACTATGGGGACAGCCGACTTGTCGCGCGTGGTGGGAGCGGTGATCACCATCGTCACGCCGTCGCAATCGCCCGTGAGCTTCGCGAAGACGTCGGCATGGACGGTGATTGTTGCGCCCTCCTTGCCTTTGTCGATTAGAGCAGACACTGACGCAAGCGACAGTAGCGGCGAATCGGAAATGTCGAGATTTCCATTCCAACCGAAACCGGGCAGATTGACAAGTGATGCGCAGCCTCTGAACGGAGCAGGGTTGTTACCATCGCCATATAGTGGCCCGATTATGGTGTGTAACTTAGGGCAATGGCTGAACGTATCCGTGCCAACCCGTAAATATGACGCACACGCCACCTCAATGTTGGCACATTTGTAAAAACACTTCTGGCCGGCCACCGTACCGTCCATATACCACATCTGCCACAGGTTGGTGCGGATAAACGGATTAAAGGCGAAGTGATATGCAGCTCCCGCCGCAGTAGGGTTGCCGGCAAGCAATATGTCTGTCATCTCAGAGAGTGAGAGCCCGGAGATGCCGTTGAGGGTACCCGTGCGTGTTGTCTCGTCAAAGCTGCCGATGCAGAAAACATTAAGCCCGGATCTTCTTATGGCGCGTTTCCAAAACGTGATGATACTTGTGTAGTCCAGCATTTCACGTTCAGCCTCTTCGTAGCTCAGCCAGAGTGTATTCAGCAGATAGGGCTTCGCCGGATCGGGAGCCTCTGAGGGCTTATATCCTCCGTCGCTTCCGGCTGCGAGATTAAACATATCGTTGAACACCGCCCGCTTCGCCGAGTCTTTCAGGTAGAGGCCGTAGGGGGTATAGTGCTGCCCTGATGGCCTCGCCTCGGCTCTGACTTGAATATCCGCCGTGTCCGTGAGCTTATTCTGGCACGCTGCGAACTGCCCTGCCAGTGTCTGCGAGCTGTCGAAAACCGTCTCGTAGGCCTCCCCGTTTTCATGGAGCCACAACAGGCTGAACTCTATCGCCTCGTCACCGTCGCGCGTGAACATGGCGCAAACCTCCCGGCGTGTGCCCGAAGTCCGTTCCCCGAAAACAACTGCTCTGAACATCTCGTCTGTGTCTGTCCATGTCAGAATGTCCCCCTGACGGATGTCGCCCAGAGCCGCTCCGCTCCATGAATATCTGAGATCCGCCACGCGTGTCAGAGAGATCACCCTGCTTCGCGCCACATTGTCGCGCACATCGGCGGCAAGCGCCAGCAAAGCCGTCATCTCTACGAGGCCGTTGCGTTCCTCTCCGGCAACCCCTATATAAAGAGCGTCCTCATTAACGTAGAAAAAGCCCGGAACAGGATCCGCTACCTCGGCATACTCCCAGTCGTCTGCTGCAACGACCTCGATAAACCGCTGCCACGTCCTGTGATAAAACATCTCGCCAATCTGTTCCTCGGTGAATATCTCTCCGCAAGGGTGGCCGAGCTCTCCGTCAATGAATCCCGAGAACCTTATTATAGCCGAGCCCCCGTCTTTTACAGCGTAGCCCAGAGCCTTGACACCCGTTTGCAGCCCTTCGATAGCCCGTTGGAGCGCCACCAGCTCTTCCCGGCCCGCTCTGCCGTTCAGCGCCGTGCAAAGCCCTTCGACCTCCGACAGCTCTATCGTGTCGGCCTTGTGCCGCAGCGAGTCAATCAGATCGGCAAACTGCGCCCCCGTCGGATAGCATCCTGTGCCGAACCATTTTTTTAACTGTGTAGTTGTCTGTATCGCCATTGTTTATCGTTTTATTTGGTTCGCATGATATATGCCATGACATAATAGGGCGGTCTGTTCTCGTGGGCCTCTCCGCCTCCGGCCGATTGCGTGCTCCGGCCCGCGGCATTCAGTCCGTAATTAGTCGTCATGTTCGGCGACGCGTCCGCACCACCCGATCGCCATGTCCCCGACCCCTGAGCCGGGATCATGAACCCGTGGCTATGCTCCGGCAGCGTCTGGACAGTCAGCGTAACTTTTTCCAGACCTCCGGCTTTTCCGACTGTGCTGTAGTCACCATCGCCACCGCCGAGTCCGACAACAAACCGGCCGCGCAGATCCGGCACCCTGAAATACCCCTCGCGCGTGACATAGCTCCAGCCTCCGGCGCTCGGCGCACTGTCGAACGTCGATCCGATGACATCCCATAGCTCAGGGTATTCGTCCTGTTTCAGCTCGCGCCCGTCACAGAGAACATAGCCCTCCGGCGGTTCGTTGCCAGCCCATATCTCTACAACGCCAAGGGGAGTGCCTTGCCTGACCTTCTCGCGCAGCTCAGCGTTCTCCGCCATAAGTTCCTTAACGCTCTTAAGTTCCGTGAAATCGTTCCAACTGAAATTTTCTTCACCGACTCCCGGACAAAGGCGCCGACGTGTATAGGCCCGGGGATATTCCGCGTCTGGCGCACTGACCTTGATGTCATCCTTGGCAAGATACATTCCATGATTCGTCAGGCCGCCCGTCCATTCCAGAATCTCTCCCGCCGGGTAGTCCTTAGTCCTGACGAAAACCCACCCCGGCTCGCGCCCCAGAGCGTTTATACGTCCGCATCCGCTGAGAATTATTTTGTCCCCTCCGATATTGCCCAGAATGGCGGCTATCTCGGCCTGTTGCTGCAGGTATTCAAGCCCCTCGCAGTCAAGCGGGAAATCCTTGTTTGGCTGGTTCAGATAATTACCCGTATATCTCTCAAGCTGTTTTCCTGTGTATATCTCAGCTGTGTCCATTGTCATTCTTCTCTTTTATGGTTATTATCATTTATAGCTTATGGCATAGCGCTTGCCTGCCGGTTTATACATATTGATGACCGCCCGAAGCCGCGTTTCCGTTGCCCGGTTGTTCAAGTCATCCGGCACTCCTACCCAGAAGTCATAGCCGCGCAGCTCGGAATAACCCTCTCGGCGGAGTCTGAAAACATCCTGTCCGCGACGGCATATCTTTACCACTCTACCTGTCTCACGTTGCCACACGACCCCGGAAGCTCCTGTGCCCGACGCCTCCCCCTGCCAGTCTTCTATAGTGATCCGGCGCAGACGTGGATCAAAAATATCGTTCAGCGCCCCGCGCAGCTTACACACCTGTCCGTTGTGCCCGAGCCTGTAAGCCGTCTCCTGTCGGAAACCCCACAGCTCCCGGACAAGCCTGTTCAGCGGCCTCACTCCGGCGTAGATCAGCGCTCCGGCTACAGGACGGCGCAGCCATGTCGGAAGCGTCAGCAGAGCCAGACGCCTCATATTGATCCTGTAGATATTATCACTGCTGCTCATCGTAGGCCTTCATGTTTATAGTGATCTCGCCTGCCTTGAAATATCCCGCGGCCGGAGTCAGACGCGCGTTGATAGTCCGCGCCGTCAGCTCCCCCGCCACCCGCGCCGAACTTCCCAGCAGCTCCACGACCCTGACGCCTGCGACTGTCTGCAACGCGTCGACAAGCGCCATATTGGTATATTCGCCGTTAAAAGGCAGATTCCTGATATATTCATTTATAGCTGACAGGCACGACTCTTTTACGCCTCCCGGATCAAGCATCGCGTTATAATATATGTCTACAGTGCAGTTGAACGTGTCAGGCTCCATATTGACAAGCGAGACTCTCACCCCCGCGTCCTTTACCTCCGAGAGATAGGCACGGAGCTGTCGCTCATGGGCAGCGATAAGGGGGCGCCGTGAGCCCGGTTCCCCTCCGGCAACCTTGATCGTCAGAACACTCGTGTCAGCGCTCTCTGTCGCTACGGCGTGTCTGACAACACGCGCCTTCTCGATCTCGTCCTCGCTCATCCCCGACGTGTCATAACGGTCGCTGTCCTCCATCAGCTCCATGTCGGCCATGAAAGCCAGCGCCTTGTCGCGATACCACTTCGCCCGGTGTGGCATCAGCCTGTCAAGCTCAGCCTCAACCTCTGCCCGGTGTCGCCCGACGAGCTGCTCGAGAACCCACGCGCCGACGGCCCACGTATAGAACAGAATATTCTCCACGCTCGCCGCCGAAAAATGTTCCGAAAACGCGCTCCCGGCCCTGAAACCGTAACGCTCAGCCGCCTGCTCGTTCCTCATGAACTCCGCGGCGATCTCATCCTTGATTTCTTTTATGCTTCGTGCCATATCTTTTACCGTTATTTAAAAACCGTTTAAACAATCTCGAAATCAATCTCGATCCCCATCTCGCCGATACCCCCGTAAGGACACCGCGCTATATCTTCCGGGCTCGCCTCGGTCGCCGGTCTGACACGGTCATCACTAAAGCGCGACAAAACCCTGTGGTCAACATTCTCAGTCACATCTGCCATATAAGGCTGCCCGTGAATGACGGTTCCTGTGGGCGATAGTGAGTTAAGAGCACAAAAACCTATCAGACACTCAATTGTTCCCCCGCATATCATTGCAAGGTCAAGAACGCTTGCGCGGTCATATCCTGTAATTGTCGCTGTCATATCGTGATCTTCAGTTTTCCGTCTCTGACTTCTACGTTTCTGACGTCATGTCCCATTGCCCGACACATATTTTTCAATCGGTTTGGCCAGAATCTCAAAACATTTCCATGAAACATTCTGGGCAGCTCGCCTCCTATGAGGGGGAATTCCTTATACTCTCCACGCGCCGACAGTGTGATTTGCTCAACACATTGCAGCGTGTTATCACCAAGGACTGCAGACCCTCCGTGAATATCAATGTCGCCCGTTTCCCGGTCTATAAGAATTGCGTTTGCCATTATCAATATTCTGTAGATAAAATAATATAGTCATCATCGCTTAGCGCGCTGATCTCAATTACCTGTCGGTTTGAATGGGTCTGCTGCTTTACCGAAAAGCCCGTTACCACAATATGGGAAATCCCGAACATATCGAGAAACGCCGAGCTGACTTCCAGAGCCTCCGGCCTTTCCATTATCTCGCGTAATTGGCTGACCGCCTTTTCCGGGTATTGGTCTATTATCTCATTCTTGCCGTCCACCGAAACGATGCCGACCGTCATGCTTAACTGATAATCGCCATCAGTAATATATTCTTTTATAGTTCCTTTCCGACCGACGAGCGCAGTTTTTACGATCTCCTTCTGTAAGGCAACATTTATAACTATGTCGTTTATTGTCAATATTCCTTCTCCGGGAACATTTATCTGTAAATCGGTAAGGACATATCGCCCGAGCCAGTAGTCGCCGTTTCCGTTCCACCTTTCCTCACTGGCGTTTATCGGCGTGTATTCTCCCGTTCTTTTGGTAGGTATCGAGTATCCGGGAAGTGTGGCGAGCTTGTAGTCCTCCTGCTTCATAGCGTCGCGGTCTTTGTTTAGCCGAAGACGGTACGCAAGGCCCTTGGCCTGTATAGCCGCACCGGCGGCAACAAAACGAGCGTTTACTATGTCGAATGTATAATTCTGCATGGTGATATTATAAAGCGTAGTTGGCGTCGTTGACAGCCGAAAGCAATGCCTCGGCAACAGCGTCCTTTATGCGCTCCTTGCTTTCGTTGAGATTGTTTGTGGTGATGGTAAACTTGTCGATAAGTCTGTCGATAGTGATATTGATGTTCTTGACACGGTCGGTTTCTTTGGAAGCGCCGCCACCGACCCCACCGAGGGCGCTCCCGATGGGTGATGCGCCGCCGCCGTTGTCGGAACCGCCGTCAATGTTACCACCGCCTGCACCACCGGGATTGTCAACGGGCTGTTCGGGATGATCCGCAGCCCATGAGCGGCCGGCGGCCTCGCGGCCAAGACGGGCGATCTTGTCAAAATTCAGTTTCGAGGCTATCCAGTTGTATCTGTCGATAAACCAATTTATGAGGGCGTGGAACTTGTCGCGCACCCAGTCGATGATTCTGCCGAAGAATCCCTTTATTGCGTTGGCAACATTCTTGAACGCTGTCGCAAGAGGCTTGCAGATTGCACTGACTTTCGCAATTACGGCGTTGACTACATTGACCACAAAATTGCGGACAGCCATGATCCACGAGCGGATCTTATTGACAACGGCCATGAAGATATTGGCCACCCTCTGAGCCATAGCCTTGATGCTGTTCCACACACCGACGGCAAACTCCGCTATCCTTTGGGCTATGCCGGAGATTAGTCCCCATGCATATGAGAATAATGCCTTAATGCCCTCCCATGCCGTAAAGACGGCCACTCGAAACTCATAACACTTATCCCATAACTGTTGTATTACGGCAATGACAACGGTGATTGCGGCGGCTATCCATCCCACGATCGGGATGTTCATAATCGCCACGCCTATCGAGCGGCACACGTTGGTCGCCACGGCCTTGAACGCGAGCCAATAACCGCCGGAGGCAGTAACGGAGGCGTTCATAATTACCAGCCCAGCGCAGACGTTGCGTATCGAGGAAACTACGCCCGAAAAAGCGCCTTTGAAGTTGACACTTCTCAGAAAGATTATGGCCTTGGCCGCGCCCCAGATCAGAGGCACAAGCTGTGACAGCGGCATCAGTGCGCCCAATACAACCTGCGTCCATATCCCGAGATCGCCGCAGCAGTTGAAAATTGAAATTTTGAAATCGTCGAACCGGGCCTGAACGCGGGCGAGGCGCTCGTTATAGGTCGCCATCACGATGTCTGCCTGGTCGATGGCGGTTGTCGTGCCTGTGATTGCCTCCGTCCATTGCTGAACCTTGGGGACACCCTGCACGAGCGCCATTGCGGCGGCAGAGTTCTCTTTGCCGAATAGCTTGCTGAACAGCGCGTCGTCGGCCATTACAGGCTTTAGCACTTCAAGACGTTCTGCAAGGGACTTGGTTTTGTCCGTGAGGTCATTGACACTTATTCCGGCGGCGGAGAGTTCCTCGCGCACGTCCTTGGGCAGAAAACGGCCTTGCGCGAGTGTTGACATGACGTTGCGCAGGGCCACGCCGCCCTCCGAGCCCTTCTTGCCCGCCTTGTCGAGAACCTGAATGGCGGCGTTCGTTTCCTCAAACGATACTCCGGCGGTTTTCGCGGCCATACCGCATTGTTCGAGGGCGACCTTGATTGCGGGCAGTTCTGCGGAGCCCTCGCGGGCGGCTGCGGCCATAGTGTTCATCATCTCCCACATTCGGTCTGACGCCGCCATCGGGTCGTCAAGCGATACCCCGTATTGGTTCATGGCCGTAGTCAGAACCTCGGCAGCGGCAGTCGCGTCGCCGCCCATCATCTTGCTAAGGGTGGCTACGTTCTTGCCCATGTTGTTGAGCGCCTCGCTGTTTTTGGTCAGTTCCGGCGAAAGCTGCGAGAGCAGCAGCTTATAGGAGTTGACAGCGCCCGCCGCTGATACGCCGAACTCCTTGGCCGACGAGCGGGCATATTTCTCCAACGTCGCATATTCCTCGGAGGTAACGCCCGCAATGGCTTCCAGTTCGGCGAGCTGCGATTCGAGCTGCGCCCCCGGAGCAAGCGTCTCGTTCATCGCCTGACCCAGGTTCTGAACGTATTGCGTGAGCTGATTGAATGCCAGTATCTTCCCCTCGAACGTGTCCCACAGTGACGTGGTCGCACGTAGATTCCTCTGGAGGTTCTCGACCCCTCCCGAAATCTCGGCGACCACGGCATTGCAGTTGCCGCTTATGTTGAATGCATAATTAAAATTGTAGTTGCTCATTCATAGCGGTTCCTTATTCTTCTGGTGAGAATAGTCTGGCGAGTATTCTTGCGGTATTTTCAAGACGGAAGTTCTCAACCCATACAGCTTGTTGGAAAAGCATAGCCCATTGCTCGTCGTCAAGCATGTTTGGGTCTATATGGAAATTGGCCCGGATCAAGGCGCATCCTTTGGCTATCTCCCCGGGGTCGTTTTCCTCCACGCCCCCGGAGAGACAGTGCGCCTCTACAAGTTTTTTAGCTTAGAGACACACTTGCCGAAGATGTTCTGCAGCTCGCCGACGGCCTGCAGCTTGTAGACGGCATCGGTCTTCATCATTGCCGAGCCGCCGAGCCAGCAGTTGTCGAACATCACCTCTGCGGCCTTCACGTCGTTGCTCTTGGCGGTGGCCGAGAACGCCTGCATAGTCTTCATGTCGGGGCGGCGGAAGTAGCCACGGTGAAGCTCCCCGAATTCCTGATCGGCCACCTCGATTTCCACAATGCGCCCGTGTCTGGTTTTCAATGCCGAAAGCTGATCTTTGGTCATGTCGCCGTTGATGATTTTGTAGCCGGAGGTGTCGATCTCGATTGTCATGTTTTCCTGATTCATGTTTTGTGGTTTTGTGCCGGGCCGGGGCGGTTCTCTATCCGTGCCCCCGTCCCGGCGGGTTATTGATTTTTGTTTTAGCGTGTGCCCTTTAGGTCACACGCCGTCAGGCCTGCCGTATTCGACATGGCTCGGAAGCAGCGGCAGCTCCACCTGTTGGTTCATGTCCCCCTCCTTCCAGTCGCGCACGTTCTCGGTGAACTCGCAGTTGCGGATCTTGTCAACCACGATCACTCCGTTGGGCGGCAGATACGCCACCTCGATGTCAAACGGCGCGATGTCCTGAAGTCGTCCCGTCGGCGAATTGCGGCTGATGGCCACCACCTCGCTCATGTAGAGCGTGATTTTTGCCTCGGGGGTGATACGCCCACGGCTGCGGCTCACCGGGTGGCGTCCCGAGCCGTAGTTGTTCTGTTTGTCCTGTTTGTCGGAGTAACTGATGGCGACGATGCCTGTGACGGGCACACCGTTGATGCAGGTCTTGATGTCGCCCCACGAATACTCTTCACCGTTGATCAGGGGCACTCCGTTATATGTTGCGCCTATTGCGTTCATTACTTTGGTCGGTTATTTGGTTAGACACTTGCGGCGTAGCCGATCTCAAGATCAAGATTGCGCATCACGCCGACGGGAACATTCTTGATAACACCGCGCACACGCGAGGTCGAAAGTATGTTCTGGTCAGGATCGATGTAGAATCTGTAGCCGCTCAGCTCACCGTCACGCTCCATCTCTTCAAGTGCCTTGTTGCCTGTGGTGATAAGATGCTCCACGGTGGTGCGCTCCAGTTTCCCGGTGCTTGCGTCCACTTTCATAGGTCGGCCGAGTTTCGGCAGCAGATAGCTGCGGATTCCGCGAACCGCCTTGTCCATCGTGCGCACGTCACTGATGTAGGCATAATCACTCGTCGGAAGATCGAGAGTGTGGTTGTCGTTGAAGAATGCTCCCGCGAACCCCTCGTAGGTGCGGCAGAATATGAAACGGGCTGCGTCGAGTTCCTCGATGGTGGCTGTGTCAAGGTCGCGGTATCTGGTGCCGTCGCCGAAAGCCGCCACCGATATGTTTGTCGGGAACTGCTCCACCCACGCGATGCTCTGATGCACTTTGGCCTTACTGACCGCACCGAGTAGATCGCCCAGTGCCGACACGCTCGCCTTGGCTGTGTTCGCCGCGTCGCTGTATAGAGCTGCGGCAACGCCCTCGCCATCCTGCGCGATGACGACCGACACATTCTTGCGCCCCGCCTTGGTATAACTCTCAAGTTGTGTCACATCCGTTACTTTGGGCGCATAGAGTATCGACAGCGGCTTGTTCTGGGCCTCGAGAGTTGTGGCCACGGATTGCAGGGAGTTGACGATGGTCTCGCTCAGCTCCACGGCGCCGTTCCATACGCCAACCTGGCGCAGACGACCTCCGGCGAAATTCTGGAGCTGCTTGATTTCTGAGAATGCGTTTGCGCCCGCTACGGGCTTAAAGATACCCACATAGAGGCTCACGCCCGGGTTCATGTTGAGGATTGACGCGAGGGTGTAGTGCAGTACCTTGGTTTCCCATGCCTCAGCGTCGGCGGTGATGCCCAGCTTCTCGGCAGTCTCGATCGTCGAGATCGTGTGAATGCGTTCCGTGTCGGTGAATCCATTCACGCCCTCGTTGGCCACGGGAAGCGTCGCCGAATAGAACACAAGACCGCTGATATGGTCTTCGCCCGCGAGCGACCGCACCAGATTGCCGTTGGATCGGATTATGGTAAGGTTCTGCATTATGCCTCGGCGTTTTCGGGTTCGTTATTGATGGGTTCCCCCGTCAGCTCGTCGACCTCCGGCTCATTGTCGGCGGTTTCCGACACGTCGGCCTTGCTCGCCTTGCTCGCCGCTACTACGGCCTTTAGGGCGGCGACCCCGCGCTTGGTGCTGAACACTTCGCGGTTCTGCAGCGTGTTTGCGTGATTCTGAGCGTCGTTGCGGGTGTAGAATGCGGCGCCGTCAGAGGCAACGTGAACCTCGTTGATGTCGGGGTTCTGTTTCAGAACGTCAGCGGCTATCTTTTCGGCGGCTTTAGAGGCCACGGTGGCCGGGGCGTTTTTTGTGGTTTCTTTTTTCTTTGCCATTGGTGTATGGGTTAATTGTTCTTTTGTCTGTGGATAATCGCTTTGACAACGGTCGCTGACAGCCATAGAAAGAAACAGGCCGTTATCAGTCCGGCGAGTATTCCGGCTATCGCGGTGCCGACCGGCGTGCCGCGCTTCTCGCTGCTCCGGGTCATGCTGTTCCCCGAAACCGTTGCGTTGCTTTTTGTCGTCGTATTATCGTCGGCTGTTGCCGTAGCCCTGATGTCGGCTGAGGCACTGTCGCACTTTGCAAGAGCCGTCTTTGCCCGGCTGTCGCTCCGGCTTCTGGCTTCATGCCTCTCCCGGATCCGGCTCATAAGCGGTGGTGTGCCTGTAGCACTGTCCGGCGGCTGTGCCGTGTCGAAAATCTCGGTTACGCGCTCGGTCGATTCGTCCCGATCCTCCACTCTGAGCAGCCATGCGGCGAGCCATTCATTCAGATGGAGCTTGGCCGCTATCGCCGTGCTGTCCGTCCGGTGGGTGTCCGTCGAGGTCGTTTGCGACTGTGACAAGCGCGTTTGTGACTGTGACTCCGATGCTGTCCTTTTTTGCGTGGCGCAGCTCGTGGCTGACAGGACAATTGACAGCGTGAGGGCAAGAATTGACTTTTTCAATCGCATTAGTGAGAATGTCTACTTTTTCCTGCAACTGAACCATATCCTTGCGCAGCGGCTCGACCACCAGTTCCATTATCATCTGTATGGCCTTTTTGTCGTTGTCGAGTTCATGCCCGCGCACATCAGAGAGTGTTTTCTGAACGTCGGCGCGGAGCTGATCTACCTCGGCTTTGTGCTTTGATCTGAGAAAAATGGCCGCCAGCAGTGCCGAGAGCGGCGCGGTGATGATCGCCACCACTGCGGCAAGGATTGTTTCAGTCATTCGTTGTTACTGTTTTATTCCGATCTCTTTGAGCCACGCCGATACCTCGAAACTCGGGCACGCTTTCATCCACTCGAAAGGTTCGATGATGCCGTTGCCGTTACGGTCAGGGCTGAGGTCACGGTGACCGATGATTTTCACGTCGGGATGTCGGGAGTGAAAGTCACGCACATATTTTGCCATCGCGCTTTTTTGCGCAGCTGTGCGTGTGTCCTTTGGCCTCATGTTCCTGTCGCACCCACCGGCATAGGCGATATGTCGGCTGACGCTGTTATATCCGGCTGCGCCGTTGGTGACCTCCCACGGGTCGACCATCGCGTCTTCGTTGTTGTCGACGAGGCGTTCGATTCGTCCGTCGAGTCTGATGAGGTCGGTATAGCCCGGCTGTTTCCACCCGCGACCGCCCGCCGATTTGGGCGCGGTGTGCATCCGTCGGATGTCGGCTGCTGTCACGTCGCGACCCTCGGGTGTGGCGGTGCAGTGGATAACGAGATATTTAAGTGCTTTTTTCATTTATGTAGGGATAGCTGTTATCAGCCGTTGCCTCCCTGGGCGGGTGCGGCAGGTTTGGGTGCGCTGACGATGGCGCCCAGGCCCTCGGCCTTCTTAGGAAGACACAGTGTGTAGGTGCGCATGGAGAAAAGGTTCTCCTGTGTGGTGGGATTGCTTGCCGCCTCCTGCAGATAGGTCTTGGTCGAGCCGTTGGCCTTCATGGTGCGCTTGAGCGAGAACGCCACGGAGCTCTGACGGTCGGTTGTGGCGGGGATTGCACCGTAGGCCAGCTTCTTCTTTGTCGTGGTGTTGAAGTAGGGGCACTCGTTGAACTCGTAGACCTCGAAGCCGTAGAGACGCGAGATTGCTCCGCTCTCATAGTTGTAATACTGCGCGGCAAACTTCTGATCCTGCTCCAAAAGGTCGGCCACATGGTCGGCGCAGAGAACGAGTATACGTCCCTCGGCGGGGAGCTTCGCCTTGTCGAATGCCTTCTTGAGCGCGATGATGTCCAAGCGCCTTAGTCGTAGACGGTCGTCCACCGCCTCGCCCGTGGTGAGCAATACCGGGGTCTTGGTCTTGTTCTCGGCGGGCGCGATCGAGTGGATTGCCCGGCTGAACTTCGTCTCCGAGAATGCCTCTTTGTGGCGTTCCACCACCGAGGACATCTTGTCATAGCTCAGGGCATGAAGCTCGTCGTCTGTTACACGCGTCGGCTTTGTCTGAAATTTGTCGAGCTTCACGGCGATGTCCCCGTCCTCCAGTGTCTCGATCTCGAGGGGGTAGGTCGTGTTGTTCACAAGAACCTCGGGATCCGCGCCGATGTCTACCATGTGGATGGTGTCTTTTTCAACATATTGGTCATAGCTTTGGATCTTGTTGTACCAGCCTACAGCGGCCTCAGCGGCGCGGAACGCCTTTACAAGTTCCCCCGTCCACACCTCGGGGTAGAGCCCGGCGCGGAGTGCGCCGGCTGGGGCGAGTCCGCCCATGAGCGACGTGCCGATGGCGATGGAGTCGAATGTGAGTGCACCGACCGCGGGTGTCACTCCTACGGTTGCGCCAAGGGTCGCGCCCATAACGCTTGTGGCCGTAAGACCGATAATCATGCCCATAAGGGCGAGAAGAAATCTTTTCATTCGTCTGTCTTATGTTTGTTGATGTTGTTTGTTGGTTGCGGGTCAGAATGCGGGTGCGAAGCCGAAGTGTTCGCGGTATAGACGCACATATTCCTCGCGGTTGTTGTCGCGCAGGTCGGCGAGCTGATCTGCCGTGGCGGTCGCCCATGTCAGTTTTGCATCGGTTGCGGTTCCCGCACTGCCGACGGGCTTCACGAGGTCGAGGGGTTTCTGTGCCGGCGTCATGTCGGCGAAAAGGGCGTTTAGGCTGTCAAGGCCGATCTGCTTGCCCAGATTGAGATACTTGTCTTTCTTGTCGGCGGTGATACGCTTCTCCTTGATGGCCCTCTCCACCGCGTCGGTGATGCGGGCGAGCGTCATCGTAGCTTTTTCTTCCTGTAGTCTGCCGATGGCGGCAACTGCTTCGTCTTCGGTCGCGCCGGTCGCGAGGCCGAGTTTCAAAAGAATTTTTTCCATGTTCTTTTTTTGATTGTTGTTTTGGGGTTGTTTTTCGGGATCTTCAGGGGACGACAATGACAACAGCGGCAGATGGCTGCTTTCCTCTCCGGCGGCGAGAGTGAGCAGCCTCCCCTCATGATAGAGACCCACCTGCAGCGCGTCGTCATTAGCTCCGATGTCGACTACCGACACCTCTATCAGTTTACTTTTCGTGATTGTCGGCCTTGTCTGTCCGGCCACGAGCAGCTTGGGATCCTCGCTCCATTCAATGATGTCAAGCCCGGCGCTCAGCATACGCAAGGTGCCGCGATCCCACTTTTTTGAGATGTTGCGTTCGTCTTCAGTGTCGTCGTCAAATTTCGGGGTGCCGTAAAGTATGCCGTTCTCCACACGAAGATTGGTCATTATGCCTATGGGCATATCCTCTTTGCGCCCGCGTCGGTGCATAAAGAGGACAATCGGATTTTTCTCGTACTGCGTGAGGTCTATGCCTGCTGTCAGCACTCGCGAGCCGTAGCTGTTTATCCGCTCGGTCGATATTATAGCTTCTTTCATATTGTTATGATGTCAGAAAAATGTCGGCGCAGCTGTGTGGCACTTCAACTTATTGAAAACCCTGTGCCGCTGCGCCGACGGCGTCGCAGAAAGGGGGTTGTGGCGGAGGCCGGATTCGAACCGTGCGACCTCGAGGGAATGAACCTCGCGAGCTACCGCTGCTCTACTCCGCGATATGGATTTCGACGGCAAAGTTCGCCCGGCTTTATCCCTCTGCAAAACAGAGTGTAAAAACTTTACACTCCATTTTCTCTCGCCGTCGCTTTAGGCCAATTTTGCACCGTCAAATCACATTAAAACCCATTTCAAATAATTTCGCTATGAATGGCAAACAAGATTTCAACAGATAAAAAGGAATTCGCCGAGGCCCTTTTCATGCAGGGTATGCCTCAGAACTCCATCGCCGAAAAAGTCGGTGTGTCCGCCAATACTATCGGCAAATGGGCCAAGGATGGCTGCTGGGCCGAGAAACGCGCGGCCCAGACTCTCACCCGAAAGGAAGTTGTCAATAACGTTCTCCGCTCCCTTAATAAGTTAGCCGAAAAGCTCGGCGAGGCCGAACTTAAGGATGTGGGTGGTCTTGCCGATCAGATAGCCAAGCTTTCGGCTACCATCTCAAAACTCGATAAAGAGGCCTCCGTCGTTGACTTCATCGAGTGCTTCATGGCCTTTGGCCGTTGGCTCGAATATCAGGCCGAGACTGACCCCGCAATCACGGCCGAGTTCCGAATGATGGTCAACAAGTATCAGAACAAATATATCCTTGAACTTCTTGGAAGCAAAATAGCGGCATAATCGCAGCGTATGGCCAGACACACGGCAAAAGATCGCAAGGAAGCGATTGAACAGTGGAAGCAATGGTGCGAGACGGTGCAGACGCGCTCCGTCGTAGCGGTCAGGGAGACTCCCGCACAGAAGGAGAAACGCATTGCGTGGCTTCTCGCTGACTACGGCCGTTTCTTCAATTACTATCTCGCGCATTATTGCAACGACGAGGAAACCGGCAAACATACCGACTGCGCTCCGTTTCAGATCAAGGCAGCCCATACCCTCCGCGATCATGACAATATCCAGTATGCCGCCCGGTGGGCGCGCGGCCATGCCAAGTCAGTCCATTTCGACGTCGGCATCCCGCTATATCTGAAAGCTCTGCGCAAGCTCCATCTGATGGTGCTTGTCGGAAAGAGCAAGGAGAATGCCGAGACTCTTCTGGGCGACATTCAGGCTGAGTTCGAGTTCAACCAACGCTATATATCAGATTTCGGCACTCAGAAGGTCGTCGGATCGTGGGAAACAGGAAAGTTCGTCACCGCCGACGGCAGGGCATTCTTCGCCCGGGGTCGCGGTCAGTCACCTCGCGGTCTCCGCTATAAACGCTATCGTCCCGACTATGTCGTTATCGACGATCTCGACGACGATGAGCTTGTCAATAATCCCGACCGTGTCAATCGTCTGACAAAATGGGTCAAGGAGGCCCTTTTCGGCACCCTCGACGGTGGCCGTGGCCGTTTCTGTATGGTCGGCAACCTTATCGGAAAAAATTCTGTCCTCGCCAATTTCATGGCTTCCGAAGGCGTCGTGGTCTCCAAGGTCAACGCTATCGACCGTAACGGCAAACCCTCCTGGGCGGCTAAATGGACTATTGAAGAAATCCGTAAACAAGAGGCTTTCATGGGGTATATCTCGTTCCAGCGCGAGATGATGAACAATCCCATTACCGAGGGATCGATCTTTCGCAACGACTGGATCCGTTGGTGCAGGCCTCTTAAACTCGCCCGCTATGACTATCTCGTATGCTACTGCGACCCCTCGTTCAAGTCCACTACCCGAAACGACTACAAGGCCATCAAGCTTTGGGGCAAGACGGGGACTGACCTCCATTGCCTCGCCGCCTTTGTCCGGCAATGCTCGGTCGCCGAAATGGTCGGATGGTTCTATGACCTCCACGAGAAGATCACCGCCGCCAACGCTGTCTGCTCTTACTATATAGAGGCGAATTTCCTGCAGCAGATCCTGCTCGACGAGTTCGTGCGCGAGGGCAACGAGCGCGGCTATCAGCTACCCATCTTCGGCGACAAGCGCAAGAAGCCCGACAAGTTTCAGCGTATCGAGGCTATTTCCCCGCTGTGGGAGCACGGCCACGTCTATTATAACGAACGTATGAAAAACGACCCGGATATGCGCGTAGGCATAGACCAGACCCTATCGTGTGAGCGCGGTATGACCGGCCATGATGACGGCCCGGACGCCGACGAGGGGGCAATTTTCATACTGCAGGGGCTGACCCGTCAGCAAACTTTCAAACCATCATACGGCAGACGTAAGTCGCCGAAATCCTCCTGGTAACAACAATAACCGTCCTTTTTGATATGAAATTCTTTCAGAACTTAAAGAATTATTTCCGTGCGGTCATCTTCGACTGCCGTCTTCGACATTGCCGCCGCGAGGCTGACCGCCGTCGCGCACTCTCCGGGCAGAAGCAACTCGTTATCGTCCTCAACCGCCGTCCGATCGTCGTCAGTAAGCGACATATTAAGAAGCTTGTCCGCGAGGGTATGTACCGCCGTGGTGTAACCGCCGCCGACATCGAGGCAAACGCTATCTACCGAACCATATAATATTTACTTCGCTATGTCTTTCCTTACAACTGACGATTACCGCGTGGTTACCTGCCCCGCTGACCTCGAAATCATCTGCCAGTCCTCCGAAGAGATCCGTCAACAGGCCGAACGCACCGCTATGGAGGAAGTGGCAGGGTATGTTCGGACACGCTATGACATCGACGCGGCTTTTGCCAGACCCGACATCGAGCGTAACCCGCTGCTTGTGCAGCTCACCGTCTGCATAGCCCTGTGGTGGCTTGGCCAATGGTTGCCCGGCATGATCGGCGGTGAGATGCGCCAGACTCTTTATGACAACGCCATATCCCGCCTCAAGGATATTCAGAAAGGCAATTTTACGCCCGATTTTCCCGAATATCCCGAGGGTGGCGATCCCGACAGCGGCCTCGGCGGCAATCCTATCCGTTACTCATCGATGAAGAAAAACGGGTGGGAATGGTAACCGCTAAAACCTTGTTTAATCAGCGTTTGAACGATGTTAAAACTTTCGGCAAGAATTGAAATTACAGGCGAAAAAAAGTGGATCTTCGAGAAGATTACCGCTTGCGAGATCGTGCGCGACAGCGACGCGCTTACTACCACCTGCAAGCTCACTCTCCCCCGAAAGCTGAAATGGAAGGGGGAGGCTTCCAATCCTATCAAACGCGGCGACAAGATTTCCGTGTGGCTCGGCTATGACGATAACCTGCAACTCGCTTTCTCCGGCTATGTGCTCCGTAAGGGGTTCAAGGCTCCCATCGAGATTTTCTGCGAGGATGAGATGTTTATGCTCAAGCAGACTCCATGTGTCAAGAAGTCATATAAAAACGTCGATATTCAGACGCTGCTTAAAGACCAGAACCTTCCTTACGACATCAAGGTGCTCGGCGAGCAGAACATCGGGCAGTATCGCGCCAACTTTGAAACGGTCGCCGAGCTGCTCGCCCATCTCAAGGAGAATAATATCCGCACCTTCTTCCGTATCGAGGACAATAAGCCCGTGCTTTATTGCGGCGTCCTGTTCGACCACGGCAATGAGATGCGGCAGGTTTTCGCCACTGGGATCAACATCATCTCGGACAGCAGCCTTGATGAACAGAAAGCCGAGGACGTGAAGATTAAGCTGAAGGTCGTAAGCCTCCAGCCCGACAACAAAAAGAAGATAAAGATCGAGGTGGGCGACGCCGACGGCGAAAAGCGAACCCTGCATTGCTATGGCAAAACCGAGGCTGAGGCGAAGGCGTGGGGCGAGCAGGAGCTGGAGCGGTTGAAACGCGATGGTCTGACCGGGTCGTTTCAGACTTTCGGCCACGTGCTGCTCGATGTGCTCGACGTTATCGGCATCAAGATCGACGGTGAGCGCAAGGGCAAATATCAGGTCGCTAAAAATACAATCACCTATGGAAGCTCCGGCTTTCGACAAGACATAACCCTCGGTGCGAGGGCTGCTGCTACCGACTGAAAGTTATAAGATTAAGAATCGCAAAGAATGAACATACAGAACGCCATAAAACAGCTCGCTCTCGCGGGTTCCGAAATGTATCTGACGGTCTGCACCGTGGATGCCGTTGACGAAAAAGCGCGGACTATCGACTGCACTCCAATCAACGAGGGAGCGCAGATCCTTGGCGTGAACTTGCAGGGCAACCAGGAACAGGAGATCGGCGTGGTATCGTTCCCGGCCGTTGGCTCCGACGTCGTGGTGGGGTTCATCAATCCCGCCGTGGCTGTTGTGGTACTGACAACGGAACTGACAAAGACCGTCGTCACAATCGGCAACACGGAGGCAACCGTCGAGGATAATTCCGTGGTGCTGAAAACGCAGAAGGGCTCCGTTACGCTCACTGCCGACAAACTCAAACTCGACATCGATGGAACAACACTCGAACTTAAAAAGGGCCTATCCACTTGGAACGGCGGTTCTGAAACGACCGCCAACGCCACTGAGCTGCAAACACAGCTCAACAGATGCAAAGCGAGAATTGATCAGATTGTCACCGCTATCAAAACGGGTACTCCGACTCCACAGGATGGCGGCGCGGGCTATCAGAAAACAATGACTGCGATGCTGACTGCCCCGGCCGAGGACTATTCCAATATCATCGACGATAAAATCAGACATTAAATGGCAAATAAACGATACCCCTCACAACTGAGAACCATAGAGTCTATCCGTCTGGCCGCCCGCGAAAACAATGCGGCCAAGGGTGGCGGTTCCATGCGTAAACGCAAGAGCCTCGTTATGATGCTCAACCAACAGACACGATCTCTGACCAAGCAGGACGTGGCCCGCTGGCGCCGCGCCTGGGCTATAGCGCTCAACATTGACAATCCTAAGCGCGGCGCCCTTTATTCCATCTATACGGATACTCTTGTAGATCTGCACCTCACGGGCTGTTTTATTCAGCGTTATCACAAGACGCTGCTTAAAGCTTTTGTCATTGTCGACAAAAACGGGAAGGAGGATGATGAGGCTCTGAAAATATTCAAGAGTAAATGGTTTCATCATTTTTTGCTCCGTGCCCTTGAATCTATCGGATGGGGACACTCCCTCATCCAGTTGGGCGATGTCTTCACTGACGCCAACGGTGTGATGAAGTTTTCTGACGTCGAGCTTGTCCCGCGTGAACATGTCTGCCCTGAATATGGCGTTCTGCTCCGCGACAGATCGGACTCGCCGGATCAGGGAATACCTTACCGCGAGGGTGCGGTATCAGACTGGTGTGTGGAGGTCGGCGATTCCCACGATCTCGGTCTGCTCCTTAAATGCGCTCCGCAGGCTATCGCTAAAAAAAACATGACAACCTATTGGGATGTGTTCGGAGAGATTTTCGGTATGCCTATGCGCGTCGGAACCACAACATCGCAGAACCCCGCCGACCGCAAACAGATCGAGGTCATGCTTGAAGAAATGGGTGCTGCCGGATGGGCGCTCTTTCCCGAGGGAACTACA